AATATCAAAACCGCCCTGCAACATTTCTTTGATAGCTGTTTTGTTTGGCTCCGGTTGCTTATATGTCAGTAAGTCACTGTTGTTCTTCATTGCATAGTCGATAAATTCATCATCGACTTCTACTGCTGTTGATTTTCTGTAGCTTATAGCTACTTTTGATGTACTGAACTTGTTACCGTTCAATGTTCGATTTACGAAATTCTTCAAATTTTCAGCTTTGTTTTCCAGTGACTTACGACGTTCCGCAAGTGCTTTTTCTTCTTCTCTTATAGCTTTGCTCTCGGCTACAAGATTTTTATACCATAACGCTGTATTTTCGATTTTTTCTTCCTTTTGCATTTGCAGTTCTTCAAATGCCTCGTAATCCTTTATTTCGCCTGTTTCTTCGTCAATTAAAGAAAACATTGCGTTGTCTATTTCGTATATGTTCATTTGACTTTTCCTCTCTTCTATGTTAAGATATAAGCGTGTTATAATATATGCCGTTGAACGGCATTGCGGAGGAAATTAAATTCCTCCGCTTTTTTATTATTCAATTATATGTACATTCGGTACATCTTCAAGCAATTCTCTTAGCTTGTCCGCAACGTTCTTTACCGCCTCACGTTCCCAAGCCCCACCGTCTGCCTCAAACAGTGCCGCTCTGCCGTCTTTAAGTCTGATTAAGAAATCGCTTTCCGGTTGTTCAACCTCTAAAAATGTTCTGTACGGTTTCAACGTAACAATCGGCTTAATTCTCTGTTCACCTATCAACTGAATACCACTCTTGACAGTTGCCGACTGCGTGATACCGTCGTCTTTTGTCTGTACACTCTGTTGGTCTGTTATGTTACCAAGCAACTGTACAAGATAATCTCTGTCCTCTGTCGGTGCAAAACGTGATTTTAGACAGATAATCATATTTTCAATGCTTATATACTCGTTAAAATCGAAACCGATAAATTTTGCTTCGGCAGTAAAAGGTCTTTCACGTTGCATATCATCTCTGATTGCACCGAACACGTGTACTCGTTCTGCTGATGTTGCTCTGACGAACAATGGAAGATTGTACTCGTTCATCTCTTGTTTTATAATCTCTGCCAAACCGCTTAGACTTGAAAGGACTATTGTATCAGCAAGTTTGTTTTCAACCCTATATAAGTGCCTGTCCGAAAAAGTGCCTTGCACTGTTTCAATCACCTTTGGTCCTGTCATATCCTCGATTTTTTCAATAAATTCTCTATCAATCATTATCTTTATCCTCCTTTAAATTACATTGCTTTCTTAATTGCTATAACCTTTGGCTCGTCTTGCTCCGAACCGTCTAATGCCATTTGTCCCGGTACTTGCGGCAACATTTCAACCAATGCTTTGCCCTCGTCTGATTCCGTCAAGTACAACGCACTTTCGATGTTGTTCGTTGGTGTCAATGTTGACTTAACCTGTGTTGACATTTTGATGTTCTGTCTTTCGCTGTCCGGCTTTAGTGACAACGTCAATGTTATCTTTCTTACTGCGTCTGCTTTTGTGTTTAGGTCGGCGATATTATCAACGACCTTGCTTAGCTCATAATCCAATCTTTCACCGATTGCGCCACGAGCGACCTCTAATAAATTTGCATTACCCACTTTTTATCATTCCTTTCTTGATTTTTTATTTTTTTGTGGTATAATATATGTAAAACATAGATTAATCTATGTAATTACCTTTGACCGTTTACGAGTGCCAGCTCTAACGGTCTTTTTCTTTTGTAACAATATTGATATACGGCTCACCATTATTCCACGAATGGCGTATTTCAAAATCGGCACTACCATTAATCAATATTTTTGTGTTACTGCCAAGTGCAGTTAATATCTCGATAAATTCTTCATTATTGTAGTTCTCTACTTCGTCATTCATTCTCTTTCACCTCCACATTCTTTTTGACTAAATCTTTCAAATACTTCTTAACTAATCTGTAATATCTTCCTTTTACGTCTTCGGTCGAAATAGTATCCGTTGAAAATGTAAATGTTTTGATTATATTGAATGGTTCAGTTTGATATATTTCTATACATATTATAGTTGTAAATGGATTTTCATCACCTATCATATGATACATAGCAATAGGTGCTTGTTTATGTCTTTCTGCAAATAAATTAATCTGCAAACACAAATCGTGCAATTCTGTTATTTGCTTTGCTGTCATTGTTTCTTTCCTCCGATAATCTTCGCAACACTCATTTCAAGCGGGTGTTTTGACTTGATACGATTTGTTATCCCATATCCTTTTGCTATGTATGTCTTAACCGACTTGCTGTCATCGGCGTTTAAAACCACTACATCATCTCTGCCCGTCATTACTACATATTTGTTCATTT